GCAGTAAAATCTATAGTTGGTGATGATAAGATGTTAAATATGCTTGCTAAAAAATACAATATAAATAATATTAGTGATGATCAGCAGAAAGCTATAGATAAGCTTAATGAGATTAGCGATGGTATGGATCCGGCAATGAAGCGGCATCTTTTAATGACAGCGTTATTAACACAGAAAAATACATGGAGTGTGTTGCAGGATTCTGCCAGAAGATATGCAGATAGGTTACGAGAAGATATAGCCAACCCTAGTGGTAGTCAAAGACCTGAAGAGGATGAAGAGAATATTAATAAAAGTCAAAAAAGTTTGCTGAAACACTTGCAATCGTGGTCTAGCTAGAATAAATGGACTATAGGGACGGGAGTAAGAAACCTAAACACTGTCCTCTATTGGTCTGTATATTATTGTATTCTTATAAAGTTGTACATTTACAGTTGATTTAGGTAATTTTGAGGTTATCATTAATACATGAGTAAATATCAATCTACAAAAGTAGTCGAACTAGGCTCATGTGCATTTAGACAATGGAGAGCAACACACAGTCATTGTCAATATCTACATGGGTATCAACTTAAAGCTAAATTATGGTTTGGTTGTAATGAACTAGATGAAAAGAACTGGTGTGTAGACTTTGGTGGTCTAAAAGAACTTAAACAACATCTAAAAGAATTGTTTGATCATACAACTACTGTAGCTCTAGACGATCCTGAACTTGAGACGTTTAAAGAGCTTGATAAAAAGGGACTAGTACAATTAAGAGTCTTTGAAAACGGAGTAGGTATTGAGCGTGTAGCTGAGGCTGTATATGAACAAGCAAATGACTTTATAAAGTTTCATACAGACGATAGATGTTGGGTTGAAAAGGTTGAGGTGTTTGAACACGAAGATAACTCAGCTACGTATAGTAATAGTGCAGACAGCCTTCAAGTAATTGTAACTGATACACAAACAGAAGCTGAGCCAACAATTGAAGAGCTAACAACAGCCACACAAGCATTAGAGCAAACTAACGTTAAGACCTCAAAACCAAAGGTTGTTAAGGATGAAGATGTACCAAAGAAGAAGCCTTCAAGAGGTCTACCAGACCTACCAGGTGCTAGTACAAAGACAAAGGGTGATTGGTTTGGTGGTACTACCTGGGGTTAAGAGTCTAACATCTTACAAATATGACGTAGTATTTTAGATCTAGATATTTCGTCATTACCAAATTCGAATGCGTGGATATTATTATCCTCGCATTCTTGGTTATCAAACCTCTCTAAAACCTCATCAAAGCCAGACTTATTAATATCAGACTGATTACCATCACCACATATAATATATCTACTACCTCTTCCAAATCTTGTTAAGATGGTAGTCAACTCACCCTTTGTCATATTTTGAGCTTCATCTACTATTACCATAGACTTGTTGAAAGTAAGACCACGTACAAAGTTAACAGGTATAGCTTCAATTAAACCTTTATGCATTAACATTTGAGAGGTTGATACGCTAGTAATTTCTCTGACCTTCTCTATAAGAGGCGCTGCATAAGGTGAGAACTTATCATCCACTTCACCAGGTAGAGCTCCTAAAGACTTCTCTGCAGACTCAGCAACTGATCTAATATAAATAAGCTTATCAAATACTTCATCACGTATTTGCTCTAGAGCACTAAAAACTGCAATGTAAGTCTTCATAGTACCTGCAGGACCATCAACAAACACCATGTTTGTATCTTTATGTCTGCATTTATGGTAGAACTCTGTTTGTAATTTATTAAAGTAAAATGGTTTCCTTATGTTAAAATTTAATAACCAGTTGGTATTAAATGATTCTTCGAGATCAATATCATTAATCTCCCGACGCGTACGCGAAGTTTTTTTTGCCATTAACAGTATTTATGTTGATATTAGTAAATTGCATGTTATAATATTATAATATGATAGATTGTGATAAAGAATGTCTACTAATGGCAGGTGAGAATGGAGTACCTGAGTTATTTTATACTGTTGAAGGTGAAGGTGAATACATCGGTCAACCATCTGTCTTTCTTAGACTATTTGGCTGCAACTTAACATGCAAAGGTTTTATTTCAGAGGATGCACCTTTTGGTTGTGATTCATTTATATCGTGGTCTAAGAAGAATAAGGTTACATTTAACGAGATGTTTAAGTTGCTAGAGGATGGTAATCATATTGAACATCTCAGAAAGGGAGCTATCTTTAAGTATACTGGTGGCGAACCTATGGTCAGGCAGAAGCAGTTGATGAAGTTTACTGATGCATTTATTGAGAAGTATAGCTTTCTACCTCGTATTGACTTTGAAACTAATGCTACTATTCAACCTGATGAAGAGTGGGTAAATAAATACTATGCTACATTTACTACATCACCTAAACTTACAACAAATGGTGATCCTGAAGAGAAGACATATAAGCCAGAAGTCCTTAAATGGCATAGAGATCACAACTCAGGCTTTAAGTTCGTAATTACACATGCAGAAGATATTGAAGAGATTTGGAGAAAGTATATTCAAGATGATGAGAGTATCAATATTTCACTTAATAGAGTATGGTTTATGCCATGTGCAGGTTCACGTGAAGAGCATATTAAGAATGCTGAAGCAGTAGCTGAGTATGCTAAAGCTATGCATGTTAATTTCTCACCACGTCTACATCTACTACTTTGGGATATGGCACTTCGTGTTTGATTTCTATAAGAGCTAGCATAAATACAGTTACATATGAGAATTGCAATCAGTGGTACATCAAATACAGGTAAGACTACACTTATCAATAGCTTCTTACAGAAGTGGACAACATACGATACTCCAGAGACAACATATAGGGATGTTATTGTTGAAGAGAATTTAGAACATTCATCAAAAACATCAACTAAAACTCAAGATAAAATCGTTGAGTTTATGTTAGGTCAGGTTAAAGATAAGTCCAAGACCGTGGAGGATAAGATCATTTACGATAGATGCCCTCTGGATGCGTTAGCTTATTCTATGTGGTGTAATGGTAAAGGTTATGAAGGCTTTGATACAGACTATATCCAAAATCAAATTAACGAGGTAAAGGAATCAATGAGATATATAGATCTTATTTTCTTGTGTAGGTTTGATGAGAGTATTCCTGTTGTTGATGACGGTATGAGAGATACAGATATTGATCACATTAAGGAAGTAGACAATATTTTTGAAGCTCTATATCAGCAATACTATAACAATGTACATGCTGATGTTTTCTTCCCTAAAGACGACTCACCAGGTATCATTAAACTACCATCTGATCATCAAAAGAGAATTAGCCTCATTAGTGAGTATGTAACTGAAGATGGTGGAATGTATGGTGAGGAGCACTCTATTCTCAATCCAGAAAATATAGGTGAGTTAGAGCAACTAGTTAAACAACAGCAGTTAGCTAAACAAGCAGAAGAAGCTGATAAAGAACTCTTTAAGAAGTTCGATATGAATAATAGTAAGTACGATTTAGGTAGGGGTTAGTACCCGACATATACAGCAAATTTGTCGATGTTATTTCTTCTTAAGTATGCTAATCTATGCATACCATCTATAACGTTAAAGTAACTATCAATAACTAACGGCGCAAAGGGGAACGCTTTAAATTTATAATTACTATTATTACGCCTCAGTCGTGATTCTGCGGTACCATAATCAGTTACATTATCCTTTATCTTATGAATATCGAAGTTATCTATTAAGACAAAATACTCATGCTCTAATATAACATTAGCATGATATTCTGTTAGAGTAGGAGGCTTAATACGAGGTATATCGTTTATATATGCTATAATACAATCAGGGCTCATTATAGTATCGGCTATTATACAGGCTCGTATTGAATAACCCACCTAGCTTTTATGCTACCTGTAGTACCTTTAAGATACCCTTTAATTGTAGAGTCAGTAAATGATGTACCTCCGTACGCTAATCCCCCATCTGTACCGGAAGCTCTGTTAGTATAACCTATATCAATATAGCCACCAGAATTATTCTCCTGAATAAAACAACTAACTGCATATGGTAAAACTCCAGGTCTTGGGTTAGGTACTTCTATCACTCTATTTTGACCACCACCACTACCAGCTGTAGATGTTATATACTCCATAGAACTACTAGTTGGAGCCCACGATGCGCTATATGCTTGAACAGTACTGTAATTACTATTCCAGTCACCACTTGTAGACTCTAGTAACGAGTGATCATAACCACTACCCGCGTTATTAATTATCTGATCTACATCAGCCGATAAGGTCTGAATATCAGTTGTATGCTTATTAAAGGCTGTTTCAAATGTTGTCTGTGTAAGGTCAAATATAATATTATCAAAGCTAACAATACTTGTACCGTCGAGTGTCTCGACGATAAACAAATCAACAGGCTCTACATTAAAAACTTCAGGGAGCTCTTTGATATTGTAAACTAACTTATTTCTATCTACGCACGGCATAACATTATTTATGTTGCAATTGCATATTTACAGCTATAATTATAGTATATATGGGTGAGAAAATCGGTATAGCTATATCAACATGCGATAGACCAGAGTATCTTAACAAGTGTATTGAGTCTCTGCAAGGTGTTGATGCTATTATATGTGTATGTGATGATGGTCATAAGAAGGTTGATGGTATAGTTCCAGACAACATACATATATTAAGAACTAAAAAACCTAGAAGTGGGGTTGCTGTTAATAAGAATCTTGGGTTCAAATATTTATTGGAGCAGGGATGCGATTATATATTTATGCTGGAGGATGACTGTGTTATTTTAGATCAGAACATCTTTTTAAAATACATTGAAGCTAGTAAAGTCACCGGTATTCAGCATTTTAACTTCGGACCCGGTTCTCCATGGAATAGAAAGCAGGTAGATAAGTCACTTAAGGGTGATCTTTCAAAGAGGATGGATGCAAAGCAGGATGGTGACCCTATACCACGTCTTGTTATTGATTATGATCCTACCGGTGATGTTGGTATATGTCTTTACGAACATGTTGTAGGTATGCTTTCGTTCTTTTCGCGAGAGGGCCTTGATGAGGTAGGGCTTTATGATGAGGATTTTTACAACGCCTGGGAGCACGTCGAACATACATATAGGTTTATTGAAAGTAATTTAACAACACCATTTTGGTGGTTTGCCGACATAAAAAATAGTGAGTTATATATTGAGGGTCAGAAGGATGAAAAGGCAAACTCAAGTCTAGCTAAAAATGAAGACGAATTTAATAGACTTGTACATGCAGGTTTAGCTGTGTTTCATAATAAACATAACACTGTACCAAGTAATATACAAACTGTATCAAAGGATGTGGTTATTAATAAGCTTAGAGAAATAAAAAATGCAAGAACTACCGTATAATATATCGCTTATATTGGCGTATAAAGAAGACACTGCTGAACGTGGAAAGAACCTTGAATTGTTTAAGGACTACTACACAAGATTGCTGCCCTATGGGGAAATAATTATTGAAGAAACTGATAGTGAAGTCTTTAACAAGTGTGAGTTATATAATAAAGCCTTCTCAAAAGCTCAATATAATACTGTATGCTTTATTGATAGTGATATATTTGTATCTGATAAAGCAATTGAAACGGCATATAAACACGCTCAGGGTGATAACAATGTTGTTATAGGTTATAGTGGGGACGCAGTTTATATGTCATACAAGTTTAAAGAGACGGTGAAGAGAGGATTTACATATACAGACTTGATAGGGGTTGTACCGCCGCATAATACGTTACAAATTGGTCAGCGGACTGATATGTACTGGGTAGGTCATACAAGCTCACCGGGTGGGTGTTTAATGATGACAAAAAAGTGCTTTAGAGATATAAATGGTTTTAATCCAAACTTTAAAAACTGGGGATACGAAGATGATGAGATTTTATGTAGAGCACATCTACTCAAAAAGAATGTAGTTAGATTAAACCGTTCTCAAGATAACATTTTGTTACACTTACCACATATAATGGGTAATGAGGATAGATCACAACACAAATATTATGAGGCAAATCGTGATATTTGTACATCGGTTAAGAGTAAAACATATGACGAGCTTAAGGATTATATAGCAACGTGGGAGATAAAGAGAGGTGATGATAAGCAGGATGTTCTTCTAATGGATACAAACTTCACCGGTGATAGATGTACATGTAGAGGTCAGATACCGGCATTCTTTAACTGGAATAGAAGTGATGTGGATAGTAAGAGTATATTTTTTACCGATAATGTAGTACCTAAGATTAGTCAATATAGTGGTCATCAGCTAAAGGTCGCTTGGCTGTTAGAACCGCGCGCTATATTTCCGCACGTATATGAGTTTATAGAAAATAACCACGATAAGTTTGATTATATTATAACATATGATGATAAGCTTTTAGATATAGATGAGAATAAATTCTTACCATATGTGTGGGGTAATTGCTGGGTTGAGGGATATGTAAATCTGAACAATATACAAAACAAAACGAAGCTTGTCTCAACTATAGCATCGTCAAAAGGATGGACAGTAGGTCATAAGATGAGACACGATGCAATACGAGAGTTATCTCTAGTTACAAATGAGTATGTAGATGTTTATGGTCCAGATTATATACCACACCCTAAACCATTTGATAATGCACCGTGGGCAAATAAAGTAACTACGCTTGAGGACTATATGTTTTCAATCACTATTGAGAACTCCCAGCAAGATGTATACTTTACAGAGAAGGTTATTGATTGTTTCGCAACAAAAACTATACCTATATATTGGGGTACAAAAAAAATATCACAGCACTTTGATGCAGATGGTATAATATTTTTTGAAACTATTAATGAATTGGGTGATATATTGACTGAGCTAACTGAAGAAAAATATATGTCTATGCTAGCCGCAGTTGAGAGCAACTATAGAAAGTATAAGGATTATATTATTCCGGAAGATTTTATATACAACAACTACCAGTTACTTTTTAAATGAACACGTTATTTTGGTCAAAAAGTACAAACTTCGGGGATGCACTATCACCGGTAATGTTTGAGTTCTTATCAAAGCAGAAGCCAGTATACGCATCTAGTAACAGCTCTCCAAAGTTTGTTGCTATTGGATCTATACTTAATCACGCTGTTACTGGTGACACAGTATGGGGATCAGGTGTTGCTTGGTTAGCAGATAAAATTAATACAGGTATAACTATTACAGCAACACGTGGTCCTATAACGAGGAGTTTATGTGAAGAGGCTGGTAATATATGTTCTGATGTTTATGGTGACCCGGCTATGCTGTTACCTCAAATTTATAACCCTAGTAAAGAAAAGAGATATAAACTTGGTATAATTCCACATGTTATAGATTACGATCTTATTCAGATACCTGATAGCTATAATTCGGATGTAATTAAGATAGATCTAAATAGCTCTATTGAAGGTATAGTAGAACAAATAACATCTTGTGAGAATATTATATCAAGTTCTCTACACGGTATAATAGCTGCAGATGCGTATAATATACCAAATGGTTGGTGTAAAATATCAAACCGCATTATAGGTGACGATACTAAGTTTTACGATCACTTTGCCGCAGTCAAGCGTGGATATATGTCACCTATATTATTAAATAACAGTACTACACATCGGCTGAGTTTTGATGATATTGTTAGTTATGTACAAGATTGTGATACCTCAAAATATACAGAGAGTGACTGCACCCGCTTGCTGAAAGCATGTCCGTTTTATAACCCTTAATACAATGAGTAGTAAAGAGAATTTTATTATGTTTAAATATACACCACAACCTAAAAATAGCCATGCCTTGTAAGTTCGATCCAAAACAAATAAAAGAACATGACATTTTTATTGAAACTGGTACATATACCGGTAAGACAATAGAAAAGTTTAAAGATAAATATAAGGAGTATCACACTATAGAAATCGTCGAGTCGTTTCATAACAAAACAAAAAAGTTGTTCGAGGGTAGTAATAATGTAAAATTTTATCTAGGTAACTCACCTGTTGTTCTGAAGTATATACTCACAAGCATTGATGAACCTGTAACATTTTGGTTAGATGCACACTATCAAGGAGGTCAACAGCCAGGAGACACCTTCGCACCTATTAAGAGTGAGCTTAATGTAATTAACCAGCATCATATTAAAGATCATATGATAATGATTGATGATGTTAGACTATTTAGTAATTACGGTACTACAGTCGAAGAAGTTAAAGGTCTTTTAAAGAAAATTAACCCTGAGTATAAGTTTAAGTTTTGTGAGGGTATGACACCTACGGATGTGTTAGTAGCATATACATAAACTAGTTGATTACTGCTCATATTAGGTTATAATCATAGTATGATAATTGATCAGCAAGTATATAATGGTGACCTCATTCACGAGAGGTTTGCGTATAAGTTTTTTAAGAAGAAGGTATCACCAGTTGGTAATATTGTAGCGTTTAGAGCTCCGATGTTTGTTAGTGATAATCTAATTGATCTAGAAGACCTACTTTCAAAAGACTATATCTACTCCGAAGATGCAATTAACTTCTGCTGGGAGATTCCTAACCTATGCCCGCTTGGCGCTGTAGCGTTTCAACGCTTGTTTAATACTGCTATTGGTAGTATTGTAGGGCAGGCTACAGGTAAGGGTATCTCTATGGAGGGTGATGACATTATGGTAGTAGATGAGTTTAGGGGTAACGATGATAAGATGAGAGATCAAGGTAAAGTTAGTGTATCTATTACCTATAGTAAAGATAACGTCGCGCTCGGGCATACCGGTATTAATATTAAAGCTGGCTCGAAAGCGCCTGGGTTTGCTTACTCGACACATATGACGGATGAAGTAGTAGAGCAGTTTATGGAAGCTGTAATAAATACGTTCAACGATGAGGTAGCAGATCAGTATATCGCTACTACAAAGATTATTGTATGAATTTCTTTCAAATTCAGAATAAACTCTTTTATTCAAAAAAGGATAACGCCGGTTATTTAGATCAGGAGGGTGAGTCTGCTTTCGTTCCCTTTCTATTGAACCGGTGGTTGTCTTTTTACAATAAAGACACACCTCAATTTGTTAATGAAACACTTAATAAATATACTGGTCTATTTGAGGATAAGCAGGAACTATATAGACTGTATTATAATCTTATACCTAGGTTGAGATATAAAAAAGTAACTTACATTAAGAAAGTAAAAAAGCAAAAAGAGGAAGATGATGATTTGCTCATTATTGCGAAAAATAATAAGCTATCGGTAAGAGAGCTTAAACAGTACGTTGATTTACAAAATATCTTAAATAAGTAAAATATATGCCAGTAGATATCGACAAGTTAAGTACAAAGAGAAGTCTAATAGACTTAACAAAACACAGTGAGGGAGATTTCGGGTTAGATGATTTTGAGCTATCTTTTATCTTTGATGATATCCTGCTAGTAGAGTATGTAGATGAGACGGAAACGGGTGATATACTTAGGAATGGTATTGTTGTACCAACAAATGCAGTTAATAAGGCATGGAGAAAGGCAAAGGTAATTCTAGCTGGTCCAAATGTAAAGTATGCAAAGCCAGACGATATTGTTATATTCCCAAATAACCTAGGAGTTACAGTAGCCAACATGGATATTGTTGGTAGAGGTAAGCTCAAGGGTGGTGTCTTTCTGAACGAGGATAGAGTGTTTGGTATATGTAAGCCGAAGAATGAGGGTTAGTAGGTCAGCACTTGATGGCATACTGATGAACAATGTATGTGAGGTTCGTTTTGTACGAAGGATTCCAAAATCTGGAGCTAACCCTACAAGACGTATATTATGTACAAAGTCACATAGCCTTCTCACGTCTACAAACGGAAGAGTAACACTTAATTACAGACAACCAACAAAACCACCCTTAATAAATGAAGCTAAGGAAAATGTTGTAACAGTTTGGGATATACTAATGCAGGATTATAGGAACATAAGTATGGAACAATGTGAACTAATACAACAAATACCAGCAAATGAAGAGTTCTGGGAATACTTTAATGAAAGTATATATCCTATGTCGCCAGAACAAAAACTTAATTTTATGAATACATGAATTCCTGTTTAGAAGTAGTAGCGGAGAACTTTAAACCATATCTCCTAAAAGACATCACAATAAGAACTAATAAAAAGGTGATTAGACGTGGTGTATTAAAGATTTTTCAACTAAAGCAATACTTTATCAGGTTATATCTTGAGGTTGGAGATAAGACGAAGCAATACGAAATACCGTATCCATTTACTACACACGTCACAAACGATAGACTTACACTTAACTACCACCTCTCAACAGTTATGAAAGGTGAAGATGTAATTTTATCTACAAAGCTAGTAGATGCATCAAATAAGTCTAAGATATATAATAATCTAGTTTACATCTTGACTTCTGAAGATGATGAGCCATAATTAATTTGTGGTATCAAACTTACTTAATAATTTCCCTGAGGGTTATAGTCCGAATAAGCAGCAAGTAAAGCTATTAAAGCACATCGACGAGGCGTTTAATAGTGGATATAAGTTTGTTGTATGTAATGCACCTACTGGTAGTGGTAAGTCGTTTGTATCAAAGACAGTTGGTAATGCAGCCGATGAAAGTACAGAGGATTTTAGAGAGTTAGTTACCTCTTACGCTGCATATAAGCAGCAAGATGATCATGAGGCAACATCACCGTTTGGTTGTACTGCACTTACTATCACGAAGAGCTTACAGGATCAATATAAAGACTTCTTCGATGACGTTGAGGTAATGAAAGGTAAGTCCAATTATACGTGTGCAATTGATGAGAACTTTACGGTAGATGTCGCGCCCTGCTTACACTTACCAGGTCTGAAGAATGACTGCTGGTCGAAGGGTATATGCCCGTACTATGAACAGAGAAATAGAGCGCTGGTGTCACAGTTCAACGCACTCAACTATAACATGTTCTTCTCTTTACCAGAGCACTTAAAAAAGAGGCAGTTTATTATATGTGATGAGGCTTCTGAGCTTGAAGATCAGTTGGTTAAGGAGTTTACATGTAAAATTGATTACGCGTTTTTACGGAAGTGTGGTATTACTGTTCGTCCGTTTATATCGACTCAGTCACACGAGAGGTGGTTAAATAATATTCTTGTTGAGATCAGTGATGCAGTAAAGGATCTAGAGGAGGAAGCTAGCTCGAAGAAGAATGCTAGGCCAAACGTTGTTATAGCTATTAAGGGTAGAATGCTACAACTTATGAACTTACAGAGAAAGCTTGAGTTGATACTCGAGACATGGATGGATAGTGAATACGTTCATGAGAAGGATTTAACTGGTGTTACGTTTATGCCGCTTCGTGTTAATAAGCTATCACATAGGTTGTTTGATTATGCCGATCAGGTCATATTAATGTCAGCTACTATTATTGATCCAAAGAACTTCTGTAAGTCATTAGGTATTGATAGGTATAAGTATGTGGAAGCTGAGTCATCGTTTGATCCAAAGAGTGCTCCTATTATTTGTAATACAAAATATAAACTTAACTATTACTCCATGAAAGCTAACTTACCAAAGATAGCAAAGCAGATTAAAGCCTTATGTGAGCATCATGGTAATGATAAGGGTATAATCCACACACATAACAACACCATTACGAGAGCTCTTTCTGATACTCTACAAGGTAAGCGCTTTTTGTTTAGAGAGCCTGGTGTTAGAAACGAGGATATTTTAGATAAGCACTACACCTCTGACGATCCAACTGTTCTTATATCACCGTCAATGTCACATGGTGTTGATTTAAAGGGTGATCTAGCGAGGTTTCAGATTATAGTAAAAGCGCCTTTCTTACCTACTAAGGATGTAAGAATTGGTAGATTGATGAAGGATGATTACGACTGGTATGCAAATAAAATGTTATGCTCGTTGATACAGTCATGCGGCAGGGGTATAAGATCGAAGGATGATCACTGCGTAACTTATATCTTGGATGGTACAATTGCTGAAAACATCGTTAAGAATAAGCATAAACTGCCAAAATACTTTATAGATAGGTTCCTTTAGATTAAATATAAACACTAGTGAAAAATTATACGTATAACTTTGAGATAAAAGATCTCCTTACCCAATTTGTTGCGGCATTTGATGATACAATTATCAAAAGGTACGACGAAAATAGGAACTCTAGGCAGGAGCTAGAGGTAAGATATGTCTTTGCTCCAAAGCAACGTGTAATGTATGATATTATCAACAAGGCACAGAACATTACCTTACCGGTAGTTACAGTTGATCTTACATCAGTAAGCTACGACAGTTCAAGAGCGTTTAATAAGGTAAATAAGTTACGTACATATATAACTGAGGATGAGAGCATATCAATGGATATGCCTACACCAATTAACCTTGAGATTAATATGTCTATTTTAGGTAGATATATGCAAGACGTTGAGCAAATCATCACTAACTTTGCTCCTTATACAAACCCGTATATTATTCTAGCGTGGAAGGAGCCCACTGCAAACGGGGAGACGATTGAAGTACGATCGGAGGTAATATGGAGTGAGAGTATATCGCTAAACACACCTTTAGAGACGACGTATAGTGATAAGTTTAGAATAGTGGCAGATACATCCTTTACAATCAAAGGCTGGTTGTTTAAAAATAAGAACAATAATGATACACCTATTTACTTTATCGAGCAGAACCTAGTAGCTGCAGGTAAAAATTGGAATTTACAGCAGCCTATAGAGTCACTAGATTATGATAACTTCTTTAAGAACTTTAAGGATGATCCAAATAAAGATACATATGTAACCACAGCTAGACTATCTGGTATACCTAGTATAAGCAATATATACCTTAATACATCTAGTAGCCCGATGGAGGTAACATATATATCACCTATTACACTTAATAAACAAGCATCAGATTATAACGTATATAACTACACACTACTTGGTGGTAATTATAATCATACGACTGAAGTACTCTTAAGCTCAAATAACCCAACACTTACAAGCAACTTAACATCTTTCGATACAAAGTATACAGGACCTGTTACAGGCTTCCTATTACCTAAAGAAAACTACACAATAATGTCAAACAGCACTATGAATATAACAATGCCATATTTATCTGGCTCTGGTGATGTTGACATTATCATTAACAACCCAGCTGGTTGGACATCTACTAAAACAATTAGTGGGTTTTATATGATAGCAGAATAAATATATAGACATGGCAGATTCATCAACAACTTCCGGATCAAACAAGAGTTACGTTTCAAACGATGGTCGTGCATCAACGTTCGGCAGATCTCTAACACAGTACATTCAAAACCGACTGCCATATACAAGTGTTGCAAATGGTAACGATGAACTAAATCCTAAATATAAGCACTTTAAGAATATAGGTACACGTAGATCGGAGGCACTTACAAAAGCATCCGTATCATCGTCTAACCCATATAATAATATACCAGTTGGTGACTTCGGTAAAGATACATCTTTTGCTGATATTATGTATGCTAGCTTGGATGAAAACAAGCCTGGTCGTATACGTGATTACCACACAATGGCTGCATACTCAGAAGTAGCGGATGCATTAGATGAAATATGTGATGAGTCTATTAATATTGATGATGTAGGTCATGCTACAAAACTACTCTTTGATAACATTGATCTTACAGTAGATGAGAGGTCAGAGATTGAAGATGAGTTTAATAAGTATATTGACTTTTTTGAACTTAAGCAGCGAGGTTGGCAATACTTTAGACAGCTACTAGTTGAAGGTGAAGTATTCTTTGAACTCATATTGCATGAAGATTACGTTAATGAAGGTGTTCTAGGAGCTATTAATTTACCAGCAGAGGTTATTGAACCGGTATATAATAACGTACAAAACATGCTTATTAAAGGCTTTATTTATAGAAAGCCTATTTACAGCACAACAAATCCAGGTAAGGTTGAAAAAGAAGAGCTTATACCGATGGATGAAAATCAAATCGTTTATGTTAACTCCGGTGTGTTTAATGAAACGAAGGAGTTTGTTATACCTTTCCTTGAGAACGCTAGAAGGCCATATAGACAGCTATCGCTAGTTGAGGATGCAATTATTATCTATAGACTAGTAAGAGCTCCAGAACGTCTCGTATTTAATGTCGATGTTGGTAACATGGCACCTCCAAAAGCTGAAGCCTATCTAAGAAAACTCATTCAGAACTACTGGTCAAAAAAGACTTTTGATATGGATCAAGGTGACGTGGTTAAGAAGTTTAAT